GTACAAACGGAGATCTTGCCGCAGATACGCTAACAACTACCATTCCAACTATTCAAGCAGCAGCATTTTCTTATGATGCTCAGACTTTAAAAAATAATTACCTGGCAGTATATGAAGCCTTCAGATCATTTGCTCAAGATGCAAGAAAAGATCACTTGTTCATTGCTGATCCTCTGCGCCCCATCTTTGTTTCTGGTGCTAGAACAAAGGTTCTTTCTAATAAGAACAACACCTTTACTCAGCACATTAATACACCGCTAAGAAATCAATTTGATACTACCAGCACAAGTTTTGCGACAGTTTACGGCAACTGGGCTTTGGTAAATGATCTTGCTTCTGGTGCTAATGTTTGGGTGCCAGTCTCTGGTTTAATTGCTGGTATGATGGCTGCGGATGATTCGAATTTCGCGCCATGGTTTGCTCCAGCAGGTTTTACAAGAGGTAAGTTTACTACTCCAGTGCTGGACATTGCGGTAGCTCCAAGCCAACGCAACAGAGATTTGCTATACAAGCAAGGTATTAACCCCATCACTAAGTTCCCTAATGATGGCATCACAGTATTCGGTCAAAAGACTAAGTTATCTACACCTTCAGCCTTTGACCGAATCAACGTTAGAAGATTGTTCTTGTACTTGGAGAAGGTTACACGTACAACTCTTAAGTACTTCGTATTCGAGCCTAATACTCTGATTACAAGAACAAACGTGATTAATGTTCTCAAGCCCGTTTTTGATACTGTAAAAAATAATCAAGGTATGTATGACTTCTTAATCGTATGCGATGCAAGAAACAACACACCAACGGTAATTGATAACAATCAATTGATTGTTGATATATACATCAAGCCTACTCGTGCAGCAGAGTTTATCTTGGTGAACTTCTATGCTACAAGAACTGATCAAGATTTTAACGAGTTGATCTAAACAAATAAAGGATTTTTAACATATGCCACTTAACATAACAGATTATTTCAGAGTGATGCAAGAGAGAGATTTCTTGCGCAATCACCAATACAGAGTTAACAGCTTTATTTACGAAGGCTTTGAACTCGGACCAGATTCACTCGTCTATTTAAAGACGGCTGAATTGCCAAGCCGTACCATTAATTCAGTAGCTGTACCATTTATGGGATTAAACTTCTCAGTACCTGGCACTGCTCAATATGCTGGTACCATGGACTTGACATTTTATTGCGACAGCCCACAAATTATCAGAAACTTCTTCGAAGGCATCTCTTTTGCTACATTCGATGATAGACAATCTGGTGGTGCTTACACAGTAAAGAACACAAATGTGTTGTCTTTTTACACCTACGATAATGCAAGCCCAGACTCAGTGGTCACTGCTTATACTTTAGTTGGTATATACCCAACATCTGTTGGAAATATTGCAATGGATACTACTGGTAATGGTGAGGTTGTAAACTTTACAGCGCAAATAGCTTACCAGTATTGGGAGAAATCACTACCAAGTGGTGTTCCTATTGTAGAGGCCACCCCTCGTACTATTGGAACAGTAACAGGTATTGTCGCTCCTTAATTTTAATTAATTCACAAACCCTCGGCCAAAAAGCCGAGGGTTTTTTTATGCATTAGAGTAAAAAATTTATAAATAATTACATGGCAGATCTCTTACAGGGGTTAATTGTAGGTAACGGAAGTGAACCTGGTGAACCATTTAATGTACCTCCACCTAACGCGAACCTGGTAACCAACATTGCTGCGCCGCATACGAAATTCCTAGATGCGTTATCTCAATATGGAGCATCTGTTCCAATAAACAGCTTCTGGATAGTTCAGTTTGATATACCTTATTTAATAACTGAGCAAAATTTAAGAAATTTAAGTGAGACTTTTGCAAATAATGACTTAGCAAAACAAACTCTTGAGTCTGATAAATTTGTTAAAAATGTAGGCTGCATATTTTGTAGGTCCTTTGATTTTGGCGGAGAGATTAATACTTCATCAGTACCTGAAATGGATGTTAGAGGTTTTAGAAGTGTTCCTTTCGCTGGAGGTAGAAATAGCGCTTTATTTGGACAGCTTGGTTTAACATTTTACGAAAGCACAGTCAGCTTCATTGATTACATAATTAGACCATGGATCATCTTAATGTCGTATTACTCCACAATAGCTAGAAACGACGCAGTTTATAGTAATAACAATATAGCAAACTTAAAACAAGATATAACCTGCTATTTAATGACCAGAACTGGCATTGGTAATACCCAACAGCAACGAGAAGTAAACCAGACTAATAATGGGTCTGCAGGATTAGGCATCGCAAATTATAATAATCCTTGGGGAGTAAGAAAGACTATAGTTTTTAAAAACTGTTTTCCAAAGGATATGAGTACTTTGGATTACAACCAAAGTAATAACAACAATCTTGAAACTGCCAGAACAACGTTTTGCTATACCAGTTATGAACTTACTCACACCCACTTTGCAAACTAAACGGAATAGTTATAACTATAATTGTGCCGTACTATACTTTTAATATTTATTCAACCAAAAAAGATGTACTTACAAAGCAATTTACTACTCAGGATTGCTTAGACCTTCATTATCTTTTAGCCAACAGAGATTACGTCGGAGTTGATATATTTTGTCAGGTAAAATTTGAAGAGTACTCGAATGTAAACGTTAAATTAAACTCTTTTGATAAATTTTTATATTTACTGTCTCAAAAGATCCTGAGTCATAATTTCGATACATCCGTTATACATAGTAATTCTGAAAGTAATAGTAAAATAACCAAAATTATAAGCCTTGTTAAGATTTATAATGAGGTAACTGAAAAGATTTTTCAGATATCTGGTAAGTTTGAAGAAGGTTCTCTTCAAGTCGAATACACCATACCACAAGATTTATCTTGTAGTAACTTTTTTAACTATAAATCAGTAAAGCTTAACAACGAAATAAAAGAGCTTAGCATCATATCAGAGATACCCTTACCTTCTCTCCCTGTAGAATTATACAATCAATTGGAAACAATGCAACTTAAAAATTCAGAAATTATAGCTTCTGAATATTTTTCGTCCAGCTTTTTAAAGCCGCTAACTTTTTCAAATGAAAGCTTTTTGTTTTTACTCACATTTATTTACTCAGAAAATATAATAGAATTTTTAAGTTTAAGCTACACCCTAAGCAAAGACTTTAACATAAGCTTTGAGCATATAAAGTCAATAACCATGAGAGAATTGTATATGCTTGTAGAAACAGTAAATAAGAGTATACAGGATAAAAAGAAAAAATAACATGAACGATCTATTTAAAATTATTGTAAAATCCCTAAGAGGTAATTCGTTTTATATTCCAAGTAAAAACACCTTTGTGAACGGTTGCTCTTTAACAGTTAAGCAGTATAATGAGTTGCTTGAACTTGATGCTACTTCGGATTTTAGTTTTGAGCAATTTATAAAATACTCAATTATTACTGACAGAATCATCTCAGATAATGTAGACAATGTTGAAGATACATTGTATTTTGATAAGAGCTTTCTGTTAATTCAAATTAAAATGGCTCAAGAAAATAGCTTTTTGGGCTTATCTCTTGCTGATTATCAAGAAAATTTAAAAACTAGAACGGAAAACTTCTCTGCTGCTTCCTACGAAACAGCTTTTATTGATAAAAATTTAAAGATCAGTTTTGGCTTAAATAATTTTCAAACTGTTGTTAAGACGAACAAGGATTATCTCATCTCCTTACAAAACAACTATAATTATCCTGGAGAAATAATATCTCTAGAAATATTCAAGTATTTGCAAAATATAGAATATTTTAACCAAAATATTACTGAAAATAAGGATGTTACAGAATTAAGGAATTTAATTAGCGAGATGCCGGCTAATTTAATCGAGAAGTTTGACGAAATTTTGAAAAAAGTAAATGCAGATATCAAGTCAATTAATACATTTCAAATAGCTGGGGAAGATTTTGTTTTTAATCCTTCGCTAGAGTTTATGCTGTCTTAATAAATATTTACATGGCTCTATCCCCTAAAGATGTGCAAATTATTGCGGAGGCTGTTACTGCCGCTTTAAAAGAGACTCAAAGACAATCTCGCATTGTGTTAGATAATACTCCCCCAGAAGTAGACCCTAAAGATGTATCTAAAGAAATTAGAGATTTTATTGAAGCTGCTAGGGACTCAAATGCCTCAATAAAGGATAACTTTAATAAACTTACAGCAGCGCTAGCTGATAAAATAAAAGAATCTTTAGAAGTAACGGAAGAAGACCGAGAGAAATTAAATCATCAACAAGAACAATATTTTAAAAAGCAGGAAGAATTTGAAAAAAAGCGGCAAGAGGCTGATGCAAAAGACATAAAATTACGAGAGAAAATTAAGCAGAAAACTGAAAAGTTTGAAGAGAGTAAAATGAAGGGGGAAAACGGTCCCCCCCCTGCAGTAATAACTGAATATAACAAGGAAATAGATAGTTTAAAAAAATTAATAGAAGAAAATAAAAATTCTTTTATATTAGAGCAACAATCTCGCGATAAAGATAACGCGAACCGCCTTGAAAAATATAAGGAAGAGGCTAAAGCTACTAATCTTCGATTTTATAAAAAAATTGAAGATGATCAAAAAAGACTCAGAGGGGAATTAACATATGCTATGAAAGGAGCTGGGAAAGTTGCTTTTACAGAGGAGATGGAAAATTCAAAGGATGTTTCTAAGGCAATACAAAAATATAAAGCAGCCTTAGTTGATGAATACAATGCTTTAGAAGCAAATACGGAAGAAAGAAAGCGGCTAGGGATAACTGATGATAAAATGATTGAACAAAAAGAAGAATTATATAATTCTTTTTTAGATGAACTAGAAAGACAGCGGGACAAAAAAAATCTTGACAAGAAAACAAGAGTACTTCTGG